GTAGCGAGATAGTCTTTCTTCTTCAATAGAAAATACAATTTTTCCATCTTTTAAAAGACAAACTCCTGCATTATGCCCTCGAGCAATACCTGCAATGTATCCTGTTTTTTGCATTATTTTTCCTTGTGACATTTATTAAGAACAACCGGGAGTAGAACACCCAGCAGGCGGTTTGGGTTCGACATATGACTTAGCAGTTTTACTCAAAGTATTTTTAATTCCTTTGGTAATTGTCTTGATAGTTTCGTCGGTAAGCACCATTAGATTTTCATTATGTCTATCAATTCTAATGTCTACTGCAACTCTTATTGGGGAATACCTTCTTTCGTCTTTGCCGTTATCAATTATAGTAAGTGTGCTGCTGCCAGGATACGAAATATTTTCAGGGAATGTACCGCCTATAACCACTGTGCCTGGTTTCTTTAGGGCATGTGCAATATGCTGTCCTACCGAGTCACAGCCTAAGAAATAATCAGCATCATTGATAATTGCAGTCCATTGTAATAAACTAACACTCTCTGGTACCATTACTCCTAGTGCTCTGTTTCCAGGAATTTTTAACTCGCTCATCATTATAACAGCATAATCTTTATTCAGTTCTTCAAGTATTTTTATAATATCATCAACTTCAAATGATCTACCACTTTCGTCAATGATAGTATTGCCTTGTATACCAGCTGTTTTTCCAAATGGTTGGAAGATTATTACTTGTTGCTTTTTAAAATGCTTTCTAGCTTCATTGACTAGCTCGTTTGCTTGTGCTATATCCTTTTTGCCAATAAAGATATCGTATTCTTTTGTTTCTGGAATGATTTCGGGCGGAACATCGTAGTTGATCAACATGTCAAACGCCTGCACAAGATTGCATCTTTGAGTAAAGTATGCGTTTAGTTTATACGGTTCGGGAGTTATGATTTCTCTATCTTTTAATTTTTCAAAAAGATTTGGGTCGGTGGCATGATGCACATTACTTGCTAAAATTTTGCTGGTCAAATATAAATCTATCCAACCTTCAACAACAATGACTGCTGTTGGATCAGTATTTTTAACATAGTGCTCTAGTGCGGGAATTGCACATAGTACTCGACCTGCGCCGCCATTTATAAAAAATGCTTTTTTCATTGATATCGTGACCTTTGTTATCTAGTACGATATTTATTTTGAGGGCTGCGCCTCTAAGAATAATGTGAGCGAGCGTTGGGTATTGTGCTGTTGCCAGCACAATACTATTCGAAATTAATAAACGCCTGGGGGTAGATTTTGTAAAGCATCAGCATCGGAGGCATCTCTGTCTTCGATTCTAATAACCTGAACGTGCTCATCTTCAAACTCCATGTTAGGCCCGTCTTCAGGACTCCGTGGAAATCTTACAAGATAATTAGGTACATCTGCCCAATCTGCAGGAAGGTCTCTGAGTTTTTGTCTATAATCCAGCCATTGTTGTTTTAGAGCTTCTGGCATATCTGGAGCAATTTTGCCATCACTTGCAGCTAGTTTTGCATCTCTCATATTTCTAATAAAAGCATCATCTCTAATTCTTTTGTACTCAAAGAATTTAAGCGGTGCTGTATAATCTTCAGTTACGCTTTGTTTATCATAAACAATTCTGATGTCAGAAGGATCTACAACTGTGGCATTTGGTTGATCAACCGGGCCGACGGCGACTTCGTAGATCTTTGGTTTTTCTAATCCGCCGTAGATCAATCCAATTTTGCAGCAGTTTATGTCAGTGTCTGCTCTTAATATTTCTCTTTTAAGATCTAACGGAAGCGGACGATCTGGTTCGTCTTCTGGTGCGAACGCCTGCATCAAATAGCCAGTTTCTTTATCGAGCCACATGACTATTTCTTCTGGACCTTCGTATAACTGTGTACTGGTTTTACCTAACGTATTTTCCAACGAATATAAATGATCCGGTATACTGTATGTTAGCATTTTGGTTATATTTGCCATTTATTTCTCCTTAACTGTACGTTATTCTAACAAGACCACCGGCGCCAAAGCTGCCCCAACATGCGCTCGATGAGTCAGTTGCGTGACCTGCGCCACCACCACCTGGGAAGGCTGCGTGTGCTGAACAGCAGGCCAAATTACCCACGCAGCGATGTTTACCACCAATTCCATGAGGAGCCGTCCACGGACCGCTTGGGCCACCTGCTACTGAGAATGCATCAGCACAACAGTTGTATTGGTGATTGTATGATCCAGTTGTTCCTCTAAAACACATATCGGACCCGTATACTGGCGTATCACAAGCATGGTTTACCCAACCGGCATTGTAGTTGCCTAGATTGCATTGTGTATTACCAATGTGGCAGTTATAGCAGTTTGCGATCATGTCCCATGAAGTTGATCCACCCATGCCGCCAATAGCACAGAAGTTGCTCAAGCCAGTGCCATTGACAAAACTGGTGCATCCATGACGACAATTTTGATTACATGAACAGCAGCAGCTACAGTTTGATGAACCAGCAGCACACACCGTGTATACCGTGCCATCTGTAAATCCATGCACTGATTTTTGCAGTGTTCTTACGCCGTAATTGCCACCTTGGCCACCGGCGCCGTGGTCGTGGTCACCACCTGATGAGCCACCTGGGCCACCACCTGATAGTATTTCAAACTTAATTGATGTGGTTCCCGTGGGCACTGTAAAAGCGCAACAACGGCCACCATTCTCTGGTGTCCAATTGTTGGGATTCCAGACATAGATTTCATACTGTTCTGCGATTTTACATTGATGCTGGCTATTAGCATACACGATACCACAATTTGATAATTGTACTGGCATTTTCTAATTTCTCCTTAACTGTACGTTATTCTAACAAGACCACCGGCGCCAAAGCTGCCCCAGCATGCACTAACTGATGCGGTTGCGTGGCCTGCACCGCCGCCACCTGGGAAAGCTGCGTGTGCTGAACAGCAGGCCAAGTTACCCACGCACATATGTTTACCGCCAATTCCGTGTTGTGCTGAAATTGGTCCAGAAGGTGCTCCTGCAACAGAAAAGTGATCAGCGCAACAGTCGTATTGAGCATTGTATGATCCCGATGTTCCTCTAAAACACATATCAGATCCGTATACTGGGCTATCACAAACGTTAGTAATCCAACCAGCATTATAGTTGCCCACGTTGCATTGAACATTACCAATGTGGCAGTTATAACACTGTGAGATCATGTCCCATGAGGTTGACCCACCCATGCCACCAATGGCACAGAAGTTGCTCAAGCCAGTGCCGTTAACAAAACTGGTGCATCCGTGGCGACAATTTTGGTTACATGAACAGCAGCAGCTACAGTTTGATGTGCCAGCAGCACACACTGTGTATACTGTGCCATCTGTGAATCCATGCACTGATTTTTGCAGTGTTCTTACTCCATAATTGCCACCTTGACCTCCACACCCGTGGTCGAAGTCACCACCTGATGAGCCGCCTGGGCCACCACCTGATAGTATTTCAAATTTGATTGAAGTGGTTCCAGTAGGAACCGTAAAAGCGCAACAGCGACCACCATTCTCTGGTGTCCAATTGTTGGGATTCCAGACATAGATTTCCTTTTGTTCTTCAATCACGCATTTGTGTTGACCGTTAGCAAAAACTATTCCGCAACTTGATAACTGTACTGGCATTTTTAATTCTCTCTTTTCATATCTTCAATTTCTGCTTTTAGGGCTTTGACCGCTTCTATCAGCAAGGGAATTAATTTGTCATATCTCACAGCAAGATAGCCGTCTTCTCTTTCAACTACAGCTGATGGTACTATTTCTTTTACTTCTTGAGCAATAACTCCCACGTCTAACATAGTTCGTTCTGGGTACATCTCTTGCGCAATTTTATTCCAGTGATATTGATATCCTGATATTCTTAACAATTTTTCTAGGCTGTTATCAATCTTTGAAAGATTTTCTTTTAGTCTGCTATCTGAAGATGCATATGAATATATATCTGCACCTACATACAAAGCACCACTGATACCAACACCGCCAGTAACTACTAAGGTTCCAGTGGTAGTGCTCGAAGCAGCAGAGGCACCTGCTAAACTCAACCTACCAGTGCTTGGCTGATACGTCATTTTAGTAGTTGACACATTTGAACTAGTGATAGCTCCTGAGGTAGCTGTAGTGAACAACGGATAATGTGTAGTAGCAGACGCTGTTTGATCAGAAACTGTTACAGATTTACTAGTCCACGATAGTGTGCCTGACGCATTAGTGGTTAGTACTTGATCTGATGAGCCGTCTGCAGCTGGCAGTGTCCATGTTACATTAGCTGCTACTGTTGCAGGAGCTTGAAATCCCACCCAATTTGAGCTATCACTATCTGCGAATCGCAAATCAGTCTGTGCATTTAATTGAACATTTGCAGTAGAAACAACCTGGCCAGTTCCGCCCGGGCTAAGAGTGATATTCTGATCCGCCGCTGTGGACAAGGCTGAGTCGGGCGAAATTTGAATAGCTCCTACTAGTGTTGAACTACCTACAAGTCCGCCTGTTATTTTTCTTGCCATGATCTTATCCTTTTATTAAGCTGTTGATGTTTCAATACCGTAGACCACAGCATTTACACTAGCAGCACTAGATCTTACCACTAGTAATTTTCCTGCATCTATTACAACGCCTGTACGCTCTAGTACACCCTTAGCACTTAAACTGGTATCATATTCAAGATATTCAGAATCTGCTGGTGTTGCTGACGATGATATCGCCATTCTGATAGTCACTGCTGATGCACTCCTGTTTACTACACTTACAGTAACCACTGAAAATGTATTTGCGGGTACTGTATACAAAGTAGTATTGGTCGCTGCTGATAGATCTGCTACTCCTAGTCTTCCTGTTGCCATAATTTATTCTCCATGTATGTATTTAGTTCAAAAAGTAATTGAGTGCTAACGGTAACCCGATAACTCCGCCTCT